CTCGTTCAGAAATAATCTCATCAACCAGTTCACCTGAATAATCAAATTCATGTTTTACAAGATGATATGCAAAATCTTGAGGTGTAATGTACTTTAAATTGTTAAAAATCTCAGAAAGTGCTTGCTGAATAACCTCTTCTTCACTTTTATATAACATAATATGATTTCCTATTTAAAGAACTTCGTTTTTTCGACCAAGAGATGCAGGATTCATGCCTGCACTAACGTAAATGTAAGAGGATTTGTGTATTGGAGCGGTACAGGCAGCAATATCATCAACTTTTTGCTTATCTTCTTCAGACAATTTGTAATAATCTTTCATAATGCCAGATTTTGTCATAGGACCAAGAACAACAGTATCTAAAGATTCTATTTTAGTAGTTTTTCGATAATTTGACAATAGATATTTACCGTCTAAAACGGATTTATCTTTAGACTTTTTAGGAGATGACTCAATATTAAGCGATTTTAACCATTTTTCGTATTCTTGTTGCTTTTTTACGCTAATTTTTCGCTTTTTGGACTTGGCCATTTTCGCATGAATGATCATTTTTCAACTCAAATTGTAAAAATATTAGTATAACACACAAAAATTGACTTGTCAATCATAAAAATTACTTCATATAAACAGATTCCATCTCATTTTCTTGAAAAAACTTCTCATGCTCGAAATTTTTCATATGTTTTTTGATTTCTGTATGAGGTTTTCTCTTCTTTTTACCTTGTTTATTTGAAAAACCAAAATCATCGTTATAATCTTTATCTTTTCTGAACTTTCCTAAAAACTTTGACACCGAACTCTCCTATTTTATGGAATTAAATTGGGAAATGCTTCTTTTATAAACTTATAATTTAAACCTTTCACGCCTAAATCTTTTTTAAAGATTCCAATAACAACTTCCGCCTCACGAAACTCTAAAGATTCTAGAATTTGTAATAGTAATTCGTTTCTTTTTTGTGTGGATAGTTTTTCCGCTGTTGGATTACCTCTCTGGAAGAGGTACAGTTTTCTCAACTGAGCAGATATTTGAGATATTGAGATTCCAGGAAGAGTATCTGGAGCCTTGTAGTTTTCAGGCAAATAAGATACTAACCATTCATATTGTGGATCATATGTTAATTTTAGAACTTCGGTTAATGTATGTGATAGATTTTTCTCTATAACAATCATTCTTTCTTTTTTTGAAGATGCTTCTTCAAATTCATCAAAAATCTCATACATATTTTTCATTTAGAATTCCTCAATTACATCCATTAAATTCTTTAATTTATGTTCAATAAAATAATTTAACATTTTTTGTTTAGTTGCGGGTTTTGTTTCTTCATATGTATTTATTATTTTATCTTTTATATCGGATGGAATCATATTCAAATCAATTAACATCTGATTTCTAGAGAATCCTATCATGGAGTTTTCATCCCATTTAGTATGATCCTCTGATAGTAATTTTTCTAACATACCTTTAGTAATAGGTTTTTGTCTGAGGTCACGAACAAAACAGTCGGATGGAGACAAAATGTTTGGAATCCCGTCACCTTTATCACCTTTGATGATCTTCTCTTTTAATTCTAACGCAGGATTCACAGACTTGATAAATTTCTTTTGAATAGGATTATACTGCTTAACATTTTTAAATTTTTGAAGTTGAAGAAAATCACCATCACTAGAAATAATCAATACTTTACCATGAATACTATGTCTAGGAGCAAGAGTGCCGATGATATCATCAGCCTCAGCATTTTCAACATCAATTACTTTATATGGAAAAGATTCTCTTAATTCTTTTTTGAATTTATCTAGCATATTGAATATTAAATTCCAATCAAGATTGGATTTTTCACGAGTTTTTTTACGACCTGCTTATAGAATGGAAAATATTCTTTGCGCCAATATTTTCTGTTATCACAACATAACACAACTTCACCATAATCTTCTTTGAAGTTTTTTACATGGGTTCTAATAATATTTAAGATTAAATGTCGAATCAGTCCTTCTTCCAACTGTATAGACTTATTTGAAATCTGTGCCATCAGTCCTGCAAGTAATACTTGATTTAAGTCAATGAGAATCATGATATACTCTGATTATTTTGTAAGATTACATTATATCACTATTTGAGCATTTCGTCAAGAAGTTTTTCTGCTGTATATTCTGATGTTGTAGTTTTCTTCATGAATACACCATACCAACCTATAGGTATTAAGGTTGAAGCATATTCTAAAGGAGAAAGTAGTATACCATCAAATTTATCAAAATTGCATATATCTCCATTATCATCAGTTCTAAATGTTATTATATGATACATGTCACCTAATCCACCTACATCTAATTTCTCACCAGCATCAACATATTCTAATAATTCAATCTCCATCTCATCTTTTTCTTCTCCTGGAAGAAAATAAAGAATATCAAAATTTCTATGACTCATTTCCTTTAAGTAATCTAGCATTATATTCCTTGATATGTGATTTTCTTACTCTTACCATTATCCATGTATTGTAATATTCATCACTTTCCATTACATTTCGGGAAAACTGTTCTTTAGCCTCAAGATAACTACATTCACCTTTAGATTTACATATATGTAATATTGTTCTTTTGAAGTTTTCTTTTCCTAACTTGATCACATCTGTTTTTAATTCTTCATTTGAACCGTAATAATCTTGCCAATCACTAGAAACTTTATATCTTTTCTTTTTACCTTTGACTTGTTTAGTTCTAGCAGAATGAAATAATTTCTTACCAATATATTTTCTGCCAGTAACTAAATTAGTTATTTCATATACAAAACCTATGTTAACATCAATTAAGTCATCTGTAAAGTCTTTTTCTTGATATAACCAGTTTAGTCCCATGATTCATCGTCATCATAATCTTCATCTTCATCAAGTTCTTCAACTAGTTCCTCTATGACTTCTCCACAAAAAGGACAATGTTCTGGATATTCTTCAGATGCCAATTCTTGATAATATTGTATTGAATAAGTTGACTCACAACTCAAACATTCCCCGGATACTATTTTCTCTATCATTTGATTTATTTCCTATTTTTATTATTTTGCCCACACATCACCCCAGTCACCAGATAATGCACCTTTAGCATAATCTGTGGCACGATTTTCAAAGAAGTTTGTATGTGTTGGTGCATTAATCATTTCTTCTACCCAAGGTAGTGGATTTCTCTTAACTTTGAAGATACCTTTAAGTCCTAGAGAAATCAATCTACGATCAGCAATATATCTAATATATTTTTTAACATCGGCAGATGTTAATTCTTCCGCATCATTTACATTGAATGCTAGATCAATAAATCTATCCTCAAGTTCAACCATCTTCTCTGCCGTTGTATATATCTGAGATTTCAAGTCATCAGTCCAAATCTCACGATTCTCTTCAATATATGTTCTAAACAATTTAATCATAGATTCACAATGCTGAGTCTCATCAACAATAGACCATGTAACAATTTGACCCATACCTTTCATTTTACCATGACGTGGAAAGTTCAATAGCATAATAAATGAACTGAACAATTGCATACCTTCAGTAAATGCTGAAAATACCGCTATGTGTTTTGCAGTATTCTCTTTGGTCGTATTGTTACTTGAGATATCCATTATATAATCATGCTTATCTTTCATCTCTTGATACTCTAAGAACTCATTATAAGTGGTCTCAGGTAAACCTAAAGTCTCGATGAGATGTGAGTATGCTGCGATGTGTAATGCCTCTCTGGAAGCGAATCCAAGAAGCATCATGCGTACTTCCGGTTGAGGAAAGTATGGTAGATAGTTTCTAACATACCCACCAGCAACATCTATATCACCTTGAGTGAAGAATCTAAAGATATGAGTTAAAAACTGTTTCTCTTCCTTTGTTAATTTCTTTTTCCAATCTTTAACATCTTCTAACATAGGAACTTCAGTATGTAACCAATGTGACTGCTCATGTTTCAACCAAGAATCATATGCCCATGGATAAGAAAATGGTTTAAAGTAATCTCTTTCGTTTGTTAGTTGTAAGTCTATATTTTTCTTAATCATTTTTATCCTTCACAGGCAATACAATCATTGCCTTGTGCTATTTGAGTTAGATCGAGTTCTTTAATTACTTGTCTTTCTATTCGTTTTGATACTTTGTCTGCTTTACCAATCTTTTCAGAACGACAATAATATAAAGTTTTCAAACCTTTCTTCCATGCCATAAAATGAATAGCATGTATATATTTGATATGAGAGTTAGGTCTAAAGAAAAGGTTCAAAGATTGTGCCTGATCAATATTCTCTTGCCTATCAGCAGCAAGATCAATAATCCATCTCTGATCAATTTCCATAGATGTTTTGAATACTGCTCTCTGTTGATCATCCAATATATCTAAGTGTTGAACTGATCCATCATTTGCAATTATTGATGACCAGACATCGTTGTATTTTTCTTCTTCCGGTAACAAATTTTTAAGAATAATATCCAACCACCTATTTTTATTAAGATACGATCCAGATAAAGTATCTTGGCGATATGCATTAGCACGATATGGCTCAACAGAAGGAGAAGTATTACCCATAATGATAGAAGAAGAAGCATTAGGAGCAATAGCCATGAGATGACTAAACCTACGACCTGTATCATAAGCGTCTGGTGCCTCACCTCTTTCTTCACCCAATTGAAGATTTGCAACATCTAGTCTCTCCCTAATATTCTTAAACATATTCCTATTGGTAATCTTCGCAACTACACTTTCAAACACTATGTTATTCTTTTGAAGATATGCGTGAAATCCTAACGCACCGATACCGATAGATCGTTCACGGGCAGCAGAATATCTTGCTCTTGAAATTACATCTGGAGCATTATCGATAAAATGCTGAAGAACATTATCCAGCATCTCTGCCACATCTTTTAGGAATAACTTATCATCTTTCCACTCGTCATATTTTTCTAAATTGAGTGATGATAAACAACATACCGCTGTTCTTTTTTCATTCGTGGGTAATACTATCTCGGAACATAAATTTGACTGATGTATCTTTAGACCCTTATCTTTTAGAAAGAATGGTAACGCTTTGTTACTAGTGTCGATATAGTGGATATAGGGTTCACCAGTGTGCATTCTTAATTCTAGTATCATCTGCCAAAGATACTTAGCAGAAACGATCTCCCGCACT